TTATAGCCCCTGATTCTCTAAAATTAATTTCAGCAAAATCTCCTATTAAAAAATTTATTGCAGATCCATATAATCCAATGTTACCATTATTTTCTACATGAGCTTTTTCACTACCTGCCTCGTTATAAACAACAAAATTTTTAGTGGTTGTTGCACCTAAATATCCTTCAATTGTATTAGCTATTTTTAGTTCAATTAATGCTGTGCCAGGAGCATTTCTATTAAGACTTAATATAGTTCCAGATCCTGAAAAAGTTGCAGTTGTTCCTGTTATACTTCCTGAAAAAATTCCTCCTCCAGTTACGCTAATACCAGTGGATTCAATATTCATCATACTGTTTCTATTGTCGTATCTTATAAAGTTAAAGACATGAGCAGAGCCTGATTGAAAATAAAACTCATTATTTGAGTCTCTTAAATTAATACTTGGAGTGTTTGCGGCTGGAATAGTAGCTCCACTAAATAATAAATTTTTAGAATTTATAGCACCGGATGACATTGTTAAATCTCCTGTAAAAGTTGAGTTTCCTGAAGTATCTATTTTAAATCTATCATTAGTTCCTAAACCAACAGCATCTGAAATCTTAAAGGCATTACCATCACTTCTATCAATACCCATTGCCATACTGTTTCCATCAGTCTGAAAACCTATTAAAACATCATCAACAGAATTAGAACCAATAAGTAAAGAAGATACTTGCCCAACTCGATTGATTAAAACAGTAGATTTAAATGTATTTGTTACACTTGTTCCATTTGCAGTTATACCGCCAGATAAAGTAACATTACCTGCTGAAATATTGCCTGTACTTATATCTGCAGCAGTTAAAGTCGATGAAACTCCTAAAGTTCCTGTTATATTAACTCCTGTATTTGTGGTTGCTAACTTTTCGACATTAGCATAATACAATTTAACAGCACCCTCTCCTAAAACGCTTATTCCATTTTCATTGGTGTTAACCAACATAAAAATATCATTAGTTGAATTTAAATATAAATTATAACCGCCACCTGTTGCATCTTGCGTTCTAATAGTTAAGTCTCCCTCGCCAGAAGTAGAGGTTTGTATATATGAGTTGTTATTACCATCATAGTATATTTCTAATTCTTGAGAACCTCCAAACTGTATTTTTTTATTATTTGCCAAACTAACATTACCTAAAAATGATGTGTTTTGGCTTACATCAATACTTGCTGCTGGTGTAGAATTAGTACCAAATGTAATTGCTCCATGTTTACTTGTAATTCCTAAATCATTAGTGCTTAAATTTATTACAGCTCTTTGACTTGCTGCGCTATCTAACCATGAAATTGAACCATCTGCTCCACTACCAGCTTCATCGCTATCTTGTAGTGTAATTGCAGGTATAGCATCAAATATTCTTATATCTTTAGTTAGTTTGAATTGAGTTGACTCTTCAAGTAATCCGTTAGTTTGTAAGTTTCCAATCACTAAATCTGCCGCAGCATATCCAGTGCCGCCAGTGTCAACTACCGTTGTTGGTTCAACTTGTAATGATTTAAATAGTTTAAATTTATCATCTCCTGCATCTCTAAATATACCAGAATATAAAGTTGTGCTTGAAGGAGTATATTTTCCATAAAAACCTATATCAACAGCATCACTTGATGTATTGTTGTTTGCCAATACAATAAGTGGGTCTTTTACTGTTAAAGTATCTGTACCTACTGTAGTTGTGCTACCTTCAACAACTAAGTTTCCTATGACTGTTAAATTGCCACCAAACTTACCGTCTCCAGAGGCATGAAATTGTACTGTAGGTGTTACTCCAATACCAATTTGTGTTGTAGAAACGTATAAAGGAGAACTATTGCCAAATCCATCTGTTAGAACTTTAGCTCCTGTTGTTATATTACTATTATCAGAAAACTTTATTAAGGACTGATAAGTATCTTTTATTTTATTACCTGAGAGTGAAGCCATAATTAACTAAAAAGATTTATTTTATTTGTTGTTTTCCAATTTATAGTGTTTCCCATTATCTTTTCTTTTTAAATAAGTTAACAGTTTTGTTATGTTAACCTGCTTAGGTTTGTAGTTCTTTTTTATAATACCCATCCGTTAAATATAGCATCTTTGTCTGGATAAATATCTTGATTTGAATTACTATAATACTCATTAAATTTAGTAGGAGCATTATAAGTCATATAGTCAATAAATCTTTGAGCATAATATTCGGCAAAATCTCTTTCCTTTTGTATTAAGAAATCTATTTCTTCTTTATTTGCAATTACACTATTTTCTGAATTATGTTTAAATACACCACCGTTAGAAATACTATAAGCAGCAAATGGTAAATATTCTACCATAGCAAAATGTATTAACATAGGTTGTATATAATCATTTACTAAAATTAAGTAGTCACCAGCTAAATTTCCTGCAACTATATCTGCGCTTATTTTATCATATAAATCTGTACCTACATAATTTTGCACATGTATCTCTTGTGCTAAATGTATAAATTGTATAAATTTATCAGTATCTACATTTGAATTTAATGCTGTGTTTTTTACTAAATCTGACCGTTTTATAAATAGTGCTTTTGCCATTATTCTTCTATATTTATTGTTTCATCCTCTATAACCTCTTTATCCTCTTTTTTTATACCTGTTTCTTTTTCAATTTCTGATTCAGTCATTGCATTAGTTAGGTCTGTAAATTCAAGAGGTTGTAATGTTTTAAAGTATATATCTAATTCTATTTTATTATAAAATAATATTTTCTCTAACTCATCTAATATTGTTACCTGCATAGGTCTTATAACCGTATTATCCATTAATATAGATGCTGTTTGTAGTTCTTCTGCATTATTACCTAAACCTGTATTATCTTTAATACCAACAAGCATTGGAGATACAATTCTGTGTGAAACCATTACCTTTCTCATTGATTCATCACTTAAAAACCTATATTGTTCATGTGCATCACTTAAAATAACTGGTTCAATACTTGCAGCTAATTCTTTGCTATCATTAAAAGCTAATATAAAACGACCAGCATTACTAGAACCGCTAAATTTACTTTGTATATTTTGCTCGATAGATGTTCTTGCTTCTTCTGTTGGTACTCCATTATTGAAGTTAATAAGCATACTTGGAGCTAAACCGTTTTGTATGTTGTTAATGTGGTAATTGGCAATTTCTTCTTCAAGCTCTGCATACTGCAAACCACCTTGATAACCAACTGGAGAATAATAATAAAAACCTGCTCTATATGGTTTAATATAAAGTATTTCTAAACCTGCTCTACTTGTACCAAAAGCAGGTATTCTTTTAGGAGAACTCTTTATGTTTATATCTGACCAGTCTTTAGCATAGTAATAACCCTTGATTATACCCTTGTTATCTGCCTTCTCTGCCCTTAAAGTCTCTACAGGTATATGTTCTACTTGTACGATTTTAGAACGGTCTTTAGAATAGATTATTTGCAGTGCTGCTTGACCCATCATTTTGTAGTCGTAACAAATCTTTTTCATTGTCTCTTTGGCAAAAAGGTCTTTCATCTCTTTATAATCTCCTTCTTTTTCTTTGCTATCAACAGCATCTAATCCTTTACCATAAATCATTTCAGCAATACCATTAATTGCAGCATTGTTTGTAGGGCTGCCATTATATCTATCAATTAAATAGTCAAAGTAATTATTATCGTCACCATATTCTACCCAATCCCTGTTGTAATTTTCTGTTATTTCTGGTCTTGTATAAGAAGACATGTTTACTATATGAATCTTACCTTTGTCTATTTCTAACTTAGGTTCTTCTTTTCTTCTTTTGCTTCTTATTCTATTTAATTTTTTTGTCATAATATTATATAATCGTTATCGTATGTATTTTCTGTAGTGTATTCTCCAGAATTTACATTAAAGGTATTAAAATTAGTTTGGTCTGTACAAAAAATTGTTCCTCTATATATAATTGTAGAGTTATTTTTTATAACAAATGAATAAAATCTACCTTCAATTAATAGGGCTTTAGATTGCGCATCTACATAAGTGCCAGTAACAGTCATATATCCATTTGAATTAGCTACACTAACTGTAACAGCAGAAGTTTTTCTTTTAGATTTGTCTGTTAATTCAAAGGTTACAGAGCTTTGTGCACTTCTAGGAATTACCTTAAAACTCTGTGGACTTGTTGAAGTTGTTAATACTACCATATTATAAATAACAAATAATAATTAATTTGTTTGCATAAAAAAAGGGATACGTTTGTACCCCTTTGATTACCTTATTAAATTTAATTATTAGCTATTAGTACCTTCAGTTGGTGAAGCAAAACCAGCATTAGTAAGTGTTGTTGTAACACTTTCTGTTGCAGCAGTTTTTTCTATAAAATTAGCAGGTGCTAATTCCTGTGCAGTAAGAACAAGTGTATAACCACTTAAATCTCCCATTGCACCACCAGTTACTACAGTTCCTCCAGAGACATCAGCACCGTTTTCTAATCCCATAATAAATAAGTTTTTATTATAGTCTTCTACAACGATGTGTGGTCTTCCATAAGCCATTAACTTTAACTCTTTGTTGTCTTCTTTTGTCAACTTGTGTAGTGTTAAATTCAATGTTTGCTCATAAAATACCGTTCCGTTTTCTCTTGAAGCATTAACTGTTTGTTCAAATGAAGAATTACCTTTTATTTCATAATTAAGGTTTGCGACAGAGCTACCTACACTTTGTATTACATCAGTATCAGTACCATCATAAACTGGTACAATACCACCGTAATTGACTATGTAAATGTTTTTTATACCACCTACAACATCTTTGCAAGGTTCTTTTCGCCCTAATGTTAAATTACATGCCATATTCTTAATTTTTATTAAAAAGGGTAAATAGGCACTACCTACCTACCCCTTTATGTTAAACGATTATTATACTCCAGGTTCGTAAAGAACGATATCTGCTCCAAATACATGCTGTACACCAGCAGTAAATCTCATTACAATTCTTACATTTTGTGAACCATCAATGTCAGACATATCAATAACTTTAACGATATTCATGTCGTTTACAAGACCTGTTCCAAAATATAAATTTGATTTTTGTGCTAATACAGCAGTGTTAGCTCCTAATCCAGATGAAGGGAATAATTTTACTCCATCAAAAGAAATTTCACCACCTTGATACCACATGTGACTTCTTGCATCTACACCGCTATTTGTTGCAGCAAATCCACCTAAAGCTCTTACATAAGATTTAAATATACCTTGTGAAACATATAGATATAAGTCTTCTTTGCCATATACAGCAGAAGGACAAGCATCTATTACTTTTCCTAATTCAGCTACAACATTTGCAGCAGTAACAGTAGTAGCAGAAATATCACTTACAGTTGCATCAGCTTTTAGTTTTTTGATAAACCCATCAAATTGTCCAGAAGTACCAGTGTCTCCTTCCCATATATTTTGTTCAGTTCTGTTAGCTACTTTTGCAGCAACATGAGCCAATACGAAATCAGAAAAGTTTTTTGGTAAGTTGTCAAATGCAGAGAATCCCATTTGTGCAGCTTCCCAGTCACTATGTAAATCTTTCTTACATATATCCATGTTTACTTGGAATTCCTCTGGCTGAAGTATAGCTTCAGTAAGAGTTAAAGTTCCTTGTCCTGTTTGGAAATCACAGGTTGCATCCTTAACGATATCGTCAGTAGCAGCTTTTTTGATTACGCTTTTGTATTTTACATTAGGCATAATTGTTAACCCTCCTTTATCAAGGGTGTCAGCAGATAATAAAGCAGCAGCTATATACTTGCCACTAAATTCACCAGCATAAGTTGAAGTAATTGATACACTCATTTTGTTTAATTTTAATTATTAATTGTTTGCTAAAATATTCATTACTCTGTCAATAGTGGACTCTCCTCTATTATTTGCATATCTAACGAATTGATTGTTTGATTCAATTTGTTGTGGATTGTGGTTGATTGGTTCAGCAGCAGGTTGTGCAGAAAGCTTTTCTATTTCCTTAGACATAGAAATTTTTTCGTCTTCGTAACCTAACTTCATCTCATCAATTAATCCTTTTAATTCAGAAACGGCAGAATCAAACTCGTCTCTTGAAACGTACTTATCTTCATCTAAAGAAACTTCTTCAGAAAGCTCTTCGTTAACTTCTTCTTTTTGCTCTTCAGAGACAGCTTCTTCAAGCTGCACTTCTTTATTACAAGCGAGTTCAGTTAGTTTTTGAGACATTTCATCTTCTTCTTTAACTTGTTCAGATAATTGTACTTCGTCTTTAATCTCAATTTCTTTAACTTCATCTTTTTTAACTAGAGATAGTTTTTCCATGATGTCGTTTAAGATTGAGGTAGCTTTAGTTTTTTCCATAAACACTATATTTATAAATTAATTTATCTTAATAAAATAACTGTATATAAATAGCTTGTTAGATTTTTAACTATTTCCGCTAATTCTTCCTATGCCTTGAGCTCTTAAAGTTCCGTCACAACACTTTCTTGAATATGTTTTACCATCTTTACATAAACATCCTCTTTTGTTATTTGCAGGAGATGAGTTGCCTAATGTTTCGTTGTTTTTTCCCATTAAATTATTGTTTAGGTACACAATTAGGTACTTTTATACCATTCTTATCTTTGATTCCTATCTGTTCATATCCAGCCTGACAAGGGTCTTCTAAATTAATAACTATATCATGAGATTCACAAGGCATATACCAAATCTTACCATCTTCCTCGTGTTCATGATGTCCTTTACAACCAATGTTTATAGCTTCTTTTTGCGCTTCTTCAATAGTTTCATAAGCATTATTTCCATCTATTTTTTTTAATTTTATTTCACCAAGTTCTTTTAGTTTACCTCTTGACCAATTTAAACCTGCTTTTCCTCCCCAAAGTAAATAAGATATAGTTCCACAAGCTTTACTATCTGATTCATCATAATATGTTTCTGCTCGACTTAAATATGAGTACATACGTTTAATTGTTGATACCGAAAGTTTTTCACCTCTTGCTAATTGTTGTGCTCTTACTTTTCCTACACTTGTTGCACATTTATTATTTACCTTTTTGTTAAGCTCAATACCTTTTTTTGCATTATTTCTAATGCCACTTCCATAATCATTATATGTTTTAAATTCATATTTATTATCAAGTATTGAATTAGCAATCTCTAGCAATATTTCTTTTGCCTCTTCTTCATTATCAATTTCATTTAATGCACTCATTTCTATTTTATCAGTAAAATATCCTTCTATAGAAAATCCTTTAACCTTTCCAGTCTTTACATACTTTTCCCAGACCTCATCGTTATTTACTTTCATAGAAACCATCCAAGTTCCTATAGGCATATTTAAATCGTATTTTCTTGATTTATCATGCACATCATCTTCTATAATCCATGATTCTACTACGGAAAGACCATGTAATTGTGCTTGATGTTCTAATGTAGATTTGTTTTGGTTACCTCTCATTAAGAATAACTGTGATGCTTTTCTTACCGTTTCTTCACTAAAGAATATATAATATTCGTCTTCATTGTTTTTTCTGAATATATTTTTATTAGGAATTAATGCTGCACCCATTAATATTTTCTTTTCTTTATTTACTTCAGCAAGTTTAATTTTATGCTGTTTTGACAAAGCAATAAAGTTTTCCTCTATCGCTGGTTCATCTACAATAGAAATCGCCTCTATTCCAGATAATTCTTGTTCTTCGTCTATAAGTAGTTCTATTATTTCCATATTAAATTTATTTATATAATTAACCTAACGCTGCTGTTGTTGTAATGTTTCTTTCGAGCTCTTGTTGTGATGTTATTTCTTTACTAACTACAAAAGCTTTTAGTGGTTGTCCTGTTACTCCTGCAAGTGTTGTGGCTAACTGACTTACGCCACCAGCTCCTACTACATTAAAGTCAGGTGCTTCTATAGAAGAATCAGAGTCTCCTCCACCAGAAGAAGATAATCTAGCAACAGAACCGCCTTTACTTCTTATTGAATTTATCGATGAAGCCGCAGCACCAACAATCCCTGCAATATTTACTCCTGCCATAATATTATTTGCAAGAACTCTTTTAGCACCTAAAGGTATTGCTGTTGAATCTCCAAGCATGGCTCTTGCTTTGGCTGCTGATTTAATTATTACATTACTTTCTTTAGTTTTTATAATAACTTTACCAATAGCTTCTGCTTTTTCTGTTAAAATAGCAGCAATTTTTAAAGCATCATTATCTGCGCCTAATATTTTAAGAGATTTACTTAATCCTGTTAAATTTGCTAACGCACTTGCTTGTATAGCTTTTCTCGCTTCTACTTCTTTTTTTTCAGAATCAGTTATTTGTTTTTGTTTATCGATATATATATCTCCAAAATCATTAAGAGCATTTACTCTTTCTTTTGTTCCATCAACTAGCATATCTGTTGCAATGAAAGCTTTTTCTATGTTTTCTAATGTCATTGAATCTCCTTCTTCGTCTCCACCTTCTGGTTTGCCAAAAAGTAATCTATTTAAAAAACCTTTTCCAGTTTTGCCTTTTTCTACTAAAAAATCAAACAAACTGCCAAATTTAATTCTCATTTTGTCCGCTAAAGTTGTAACTTTCTCACCAGCAAGACCATCTATAAGGTTTTTGTCTCCAGAAAGCTCTATGTCTAAAAACTCACTTAAAATTTCTATTTCTTCTCTTTTGTCTTTTATAAATTGATTGTGTGCTTTTTCTGCTCCTATAAAATTATTTAGTCTATTTATTTGTTCCTGTTCTTGTTTAGTTGTAAATTCATCTAAAGCTGCTGTTTGTTGTTTTCTTTTAATTTGCTCAAAAGTTAAGTTTTCCATACCTAAAGCCCTTAACCTTCTTTCTCTTTCAACTTTTTTATTTATAATTTCTAACTCACTAGCTTCTATTTGTTTTTGGGCTGCTCTTGATTTGGCAAGTTTTATTATAGCTTCTCTTTGTATCTCTATTTCTTTATTAGCTCCTTCTGTTGAGTTTTTTAAGTCATCCATAGAAACACTTGATGCTTTTAGATTATCAATAAACTCTGGGAACTGTTTGTTTAAAGCTTGTATTGCTTTTTCTTTGTTTTTCTCTGATTGTGTTGAGTTTTGTAAAACTGCAATATATGATTCAAACTTACCTGCTAAATTAGAAACTGTTTCTCCAGCATTTTTAAATGTTATTGATAACAGAGTACCAGCTTCACCCATGCTACGTAGTTTTTTTATAATTTTATCACCAAAAGAAATTAATAGTTGAATACCTATTAACAAACCACCTGTACCCAGCATAGAACGACCTAATTCTTTTAATGATGCAACTACACCTCCGTTGGTTCTGGCAAAAGATTGAAATAAAGATATAACTTGTGACAAGTTATTTGCTATAGCGTTAAAACCAAAAGAGGCATCCGAAGCTAAACGACCAGTTTCTAATAATATAGCATTATTCAAACCAGATTGTGCTCTACCAGTTTGTGTTACCTTATTTACTTTTAATTGTGCAGAGCTTAATCCTTCAAGCGATTTTGTTACTTTATCTACTGCAATATTAGCATCTTTAGCACCAACTTGTATTTGTATTAATATCTTTTTACTTGCCATATCTTAATCTTTTAAGTTGTTCTTTCATTTGTTTAAAGTCTTTTACCCCTGCATATTTCCCTTTTGCAATTTCTACATTTTCTCCTGCACCATACCAATCAGATGCGCTTAGTAAATCAAGTATATTCTTTATCATAATTATAATTTATTAATTAATTCTAATTGACTTACTTCAGTTTTAAAGTTTGTGCTTATTGAATTAATCCGAAATGCCCTATCTTGTATTACAAGCTCATCATTAAGTCTATAATTAATTAATATATCTGTAGGCAAATATGCTTTAAGTTTATATATTCTCTTTTTTTCTTCAAATATTCCGTTTATATAAGTAGAGTAAAACTTCTTAAACAATGAATTTGTAGTACCATTATAATTTGTTAAATTCCATTCATCAATCTCATCGTCAAAATTAATTGTAAATAAAGCTGCTGTAGTAGTATCTCCATCTTTATTTGTATTAGATGGTCTATGATATTGTGTTATTTCAGATGGAGTACCTGTAGAAATCCATTTAATTCCTTTGCCACTTGAAATTCCTGTCTCTTGAATTGCATAAAACACTAAAGGTTTAGTTAAAACAGGACTATAATTTCCTGTATTTGGAGTTACATCTGTATCAGAAGTAAATTCACCAGATGCAGAATATCCCCATAGTATATCTGTTATGTAAGCTTGTGGAGAGGTTATTGCTGCATAAGGGCTTGACCCTGTTTTGTTATTATCTATTAATCTTTCAAACTTCATGTGTTCAAAAGGAACTTTTACCTCATATTTTTTGCCTCTATCTACAAATGTTGGTTTTACTTCTTCATTACCAAACACCTCATTAAACTGTTCTTTATGATTTATAGAAAGTAATGTTTTTGGTTCTTCATATATAAAATCTATCTCATTAAATTCAAAAGCCCTTTCTATAGTTAAATCTTTAGTGTCTATATGTTCTGTTATATTATAATCTCCCTCAGAAGGATTATTAACTCTGTCAGCATAAAAATTATCTAATGTATCTACATATATTTTTCCAAAATCTGTATCAGCAACATCATCAATATAGTAAGCTGTAAGATTAAACATTTTAAATAATCCTGTAAGAAAATCTATAGTTTTTATTTTTGGAACATTACCTGTAATTAGTATTTCGCTAGTTGTAGATATACTTGCACCGCTTCCCCCTATATTATAAACTGAATTTAATTCTGATGTTGGAGTTTGTGTTATTGGGTTTAATATATATTCTTTAAAAGACAAGCTTGGTGTAAAAGCTAAAGTAGTATTAGATTCAACAATCCATTTAATCTGATAGTTTACCAGTTCAAATGTAGAAACAATATTTACAGTTAAACTTCTTGATGCACCTGCGGCTAAAGCTAATGTGGCTAATGTATTACCTGTGACGTAATCTACTGCCCTAGCTGTGTATTCTATACTTTGATTAGCACCAGCAGTATTAATTGTTAAAGTGGCATCATATCTTCTTGTGTGTCCTTGTGTAGAAACAGTCCAAGTGTCTCCAGTTAAATTTATTCCTAAGTCTCCACTTGCACGATTCCAAGAACCACATATTCGACTTAATAATTCTTCTTGGTTTTCATCTCCTCCAACTCTCCCTTTGTTTCTACTTAACCAAAGAAATAAATTACTAAAAGCGCTATCTGTTGTAGTATTAAAGAAATCTCTAGTAAACACTACATTAGAAGAATATCCGTTTGCAATAGTATATTTGTTTTCTATAGCTTCAATTATAGAAAAACATTTGATAGCTGGTTTTAAATCATCAAATGCTAATCCAATACTATTTTGTGTTGTGTTATAATATAAATTGCCACTATAATTAGGGGTAGATTGTGCTGAATCGTAGTAAAACCTTTTAGTGTGTGAAATTAAAGGATAGATTATTTTTCCTGAAGATAGACCACTTTCTAATCCTGTTTTAACATTTGTACTATTATATTCATGGTTATAGTCATCTAGTTGACCTAATGAACTTAATTCATCATCTCCAAGTAAATCTTTTAAGTTTATAGTATTGCCATAAAAAATAACTTCATACGAAAAAGGTTTGTTATCTTTCATCTTAACATTATTAAGAGAAATCTTACCTCTTTTAAATGGAGAAAAGTCTAATTCCATAATAGCATCTTTTCTATTACGAGCATCAAATCCATTGTCTATACTATAATTATACCAATGCTGAAATATTTTATTATTTTCTCTGGATGCTGGTAAGGTAAATGTTTGACTAAAATCAGTAAATACTTTTGCTATATCTCTAATATCTTTTATTTTTGATGTTAAGGAAATAGTCTCATCATTAAATAAATCTACTCTTCTATATACGCCATCATTATCTTTTATGTATAATACTATTTTTTGCATTATAGAATATTATTTATTTTGTCGTAAGCATAATCAAAAGACAAGGAATATGAAATTAGTTTATCATTAACAGATTTCTTAAATGCCAATGAATTTGATTTTAAGTTTATAGGTAAAGTATTAGTTCCGTCATCTACCCAAACTTGTTCTGCGAGTAACATCTGCCTTACGATTTCGTTATATTCTTCACTATAAAAACCAGAGTTTACAGATATTGATTCTTTACCGTTTGCCATAAACTTTTTCTCTTGGTGTTTGCTTAATGAGTAAGATGGTGTTCCACCAGAGTTTTCTATATCTAAAATATTATTTTTATATTTCTGTGACGTTATATTTATGTTTGTAGTTGACTTCTTGAAAAACCACATGTTTTGTAGTGCACCATATTTATTGTAAAATATAATATTCAATGGCGTATATTTTGGTTCACATATTTGTTTTAATGTAACTACAATATCATTTTCATATTTTATTTGATAGTTTTCACCACTTGTCATAATATTTGCACTTATTGACAAGATAGTATTGCTGTCTATTGCTGTAACAGTAGCACTTGTTGAATCTGTTGTATTTTTTACAATATCACCTACTCTTACTGTAGTAACAAAGTTTTGTGTTGCATCTACTAACTTATTTGCTGTTGTTGCTGTAGTAGTACCAGAATCGACAACACTTGAAAAGGTAACGGTGTCCCCATCAATTAAATTTTGTGTATCTTCTATAATTATATATTGTATTTTTTGATTTGTATTACCATTGTCTGTAATTGTAATGTTAGTAGTACCAGAACCCCAAGTAGAATCATTTGTATTCCAAAAGTTATTTTCAACATCCCAATCTACGTTTGCTCCAGCAGTACTCGTTAAAGAAACCGTTATAGTAGCTGCTTCTGCAAATACTGGTATTTTAATATCTTTGCCTCTGTTATAATAAATATTAGTATTGTTTTGTAAAATCATTGGAGTTGTGGTGCTTCTTGGATTTACACTGTCCTCAAAATAACCATAACCATCTATACCTAAAAATCTAGTTGTAGTAATGTTTTGACTATCTACTTGAACTATTGCACCTGCTGAATTGTATATAGTAATATCAGCTTCTACCCATATAGTGTCAGTTGCATAATTATTATACTCTGTTTCTAAATAATCCCTTACCAGTTCGCTTAATTCATAAACAACATAAGGTTTAGCAAATAATATATAATTTTCTCCAGAAGCCATGATATTAGAACTAATAGAAAGAGTTGTGTCGCTATCAATTGCACTAACACTTGTGCTTGTACTGTCAGTTGTATTCTTTATAAAGCTACCTACTTGTGCTGTTGTATTAAAGTTTTGTGTACTATCAACTAATTTATTTGTAGTTGTGGCAGTAGTTGTTCCTCTATCTAATTCATCTAAAAGTTGTTCTTTTGTTAAAGTATATCTTCTATAAGCTGCTGTTCTTTGCGAGGTTGTACC